TGGATTGGCCCCTCGACCACATTTCCGCGCACGATCATCCCGTTCCCCTCAACCGCAATCCCCGTGTGTCCGGTGTCTTTCACCGTGTTGCCTTCGACCAGCGTGTCGCTCCGGGTGGGCAGCCAGATCCCGCGCACGCCCTGGTCCCCTACGACTCCTCCGGTGCGCTCCACCCGGTTGCGCCGGACCCGCAGCCCCACCGTCGCCTCGGAGTGAATCGCGGCGCAGGGCGGCCCGGTCATGTTGACCGCAATATCGTGACAAAAGCAGTCCGCGATCTCGTGGTCCGCGCCGTGGTTGAAGAACACCATCTCGGTGGGGTTGCCCTGGCCGTTGAACTCCAGGCCCCGTATCCTCGCCGCATCCCCCTCGACGCACAGAAGCGACCCATATGGGCCGCTCCAGAGGCCGCCCCTGGAGGACAAGAACCCGGAAGGCTTGGCCGGGTCCGCGTGCAGCTCCTTGGCGTACCCGCGCAGCCAAAGCGTGTCCGAGACCTTGAACATGCCCGACAGGATGAGCGTCTCGCCGTCCGCGAGCGCGTTCAGCTCTCCCTGCAGGAAGCCCGTGTCGTCCCCGCCGGTGGGCACGATCACCTTGCCCTCGGGCGGCTCCGGCTCCGGCGGCTCGGGTTCCGGCGGCACCGGCAGCCCTTCCCCGCTGATGGTCACGCTGAACTTGTCGCCGTCCCTGGTGAGCGTGCCGGTGAGCGGAATCGTGGTTGGTGTCGACGCCATGATTCCCGCAGGATAGACCGTCAGCCGGAGTTGGTTCACTTACGCTCGGGGTGCAAGTCCAGACGGCCAAGTCCAGGACCATACCATGTCCGCATGAGTGTTGTCGCCGGTCCTCCGACTCCTCCGCGTCTGCCGGTCGACCCGGTCAGCGGCCAGGAGCAGAACACCATTGGCGACCCCACCATCGCTTGGCTGACGGAGGCGGTGCACGAGGCCGAGAGCTTTCTCGCGGCGCAGCCCGGTAACAGCCAAATCGGCCCCGCCATCGACGCCGTGATGAGCCAGGACGAGACGGCCAAAGCGGACGTGAAGTCTTCGCTCTCGGGCACCCGCACCAACCGGGTGTCCAAAATCGCGGAAGACCTCGCGGCCCTGATGACGGACACCCGGCCCTTCTGGGACTACTCGGTGGCCAACCGGCGTTTCGAGCAGCATGCCTCGATCTACGGCAAATTGGCGACCTTCTGGTATCAGCGCCGCTCCATCGACCTGCGTTTGGCAGACGCCATCAAGTATTACGTGGTGGGCGGCACCGGCTTCCTCCACCTCTACTGGTCGCCGGAGCTGGGCGACATCGAGGCCTGCGCGGAGGACCCGCGCAACGTCCTGCCGATCCGCCCGCTCGGCAACGAGAGCTGCGAGTCCTGCCTGGGTATCATCGTCAAGCGCAAGGTCCCGGTCAACTACGTCCGCGACAAGTACGGCCTGGACGTGAAGTCGGAGGAGGACGGCTCGGTCACCTCCTGGCTCAGCAAGATGCGCGACTCCGCCGCCGATGTGATCTCGCCTATCTGGGCCTTCCGCAAGGGGGCCAAGACCGGCGACGAGCTTCCCAGGATTCCGACAGTAACTCTCTACACCTGCTACCTGAAGGATGACCGGCGCAACACCCGCAAGGACATGCGGGAGAAGTTCAACAATGAGTCCATCTTCATGGGCGAGTGGGAGGACGGCAAGCCCGCCAACAACTGGTCCTACGAAGTAAAAGTGGGCGACCCCCTCTACCCCAACCGGCGCATGCTGGTCTGGTGCGGGACCCAGATGATCTACGACGGCCCCAGTTACTACTGGCACGGCCACTTTCCGATCCTGAAGCTGACCCTGCAGCCCTACCCCTGGAGCTGGCTCGGCAAAGCGCCGGTCTGGGACCTCCTGTCCCTGCAGAAGGCCTTGAACGGCCTCCTCCGTGTGATCGATGACCATGCCGCGCAGGTGGCGCAACCTGGGAGTATCCATGACAAGAACTCGGTGTCGAGAAGCGAGTTCCAGACGTTCGACACGAGAAGGAGCGGCTGGAAGATCTACCAGAACCCGCTCGCGGGCAAGGGCATCCAGATTGTCAACCCGCCGCCGCTCGACCAGTCTCTGTGGGAGCACGTCAAGTGGATTCAGGACGAGATGAAGGAGTTAAGCGGCGTAGTAGATCTCTCCCAGTTGATGACCTTGAAGCAGGTTCCCTCTAACGATAGTGTTGAGGCGATCCTCCACAGCATGTCGCCCGCCATTCGCTTCCGGTCCCGCATACTGGAAGCCTTCACGCGAGAGTTGGCGATGCAGCTCGCCTACAATTTCAGCCAGTTCTATACACTGCCGATGCGAGTCACCGAGCTGGGCCCCGGCGGCGTAGTTCAGGATGACTTTGACTTCGATCCCGGTAGCATGCTGCCAGACTATGTCCATGACGCCGATTATGACCAACACGGCGGGATTACGCCAGAGGCTCTGTTGCGGGGCCCCATGCCGCGCTGGGACCGCGCCAAGGAGTTCCTGCGCCGGTTCGCCTTTAAGATCTCTCCCGGTAGCTGGCTGAATAGCGCCCAGGTGGAGCAGAAGATGATCTACCTCCAGCTCACGCGCGCGGGCTGGATGGACATCTTCACCCTGTGGGAGATATTGGGGATTCCGAATATAGGCGTGCTCCCCGACAACGTGCGCACCATACCGGAGCGCCTCCTGTACATGCAGCAGCTCGGGCTCAGCGGGGACGTGAACGCAGCCGGGAGAAAGGCTTCTGGCCAGGAGCCCCCGCGCGTCACGGTGAAGGAGAGCTAAGTGGCGGATCTCCCGCGTGGTTGGATTCAGGAGCTGACCGGGAAGGATGTTCCGCGTCTGCCTCCGCCTCCTGGCAAAAGCATAAGCTTCGACCGGTTTAACTGGGAGCGCGACCAGCCGTTGCAGCAGTTCTTTCAGCGCATGGGCTCCGACTGGCGCTCCTGGGCTCCCGATCCGGCGGCTATCACTCCGCCGCCCTACGGAGGAACGCCGGAGTTCCGCCAGCGCTACTATGAGGCGGCCCAGCAACTTGCGGACCAGGGTATTCTGCAAGGACAGCGCGCCAAGCATCCAGTAACTAATAAGGTTTTGTATAAGGTCATCAGCCCGTTTCACTATAGCGAGGGAAATACGGGGCGCACTGAAGAAGAGGCTCCTGAGCGGTATGATGCTTGGAGGATGTACATGGGGATGCCGCAGCAGCATGGCACCTTTGCTGTCTCGCCCTATCAACCTTCTAGCGCCAAGGACCCCAATCAGCTTTATTACCGTCTTCGCGATCTCTGGCCCGTGATAGCTCAAGGGGCGCGGGAAGGAATCTTTGGCGGTCTTGATCTGAAGTACAGCGAACGCATGGATCAACCCGGCTATGCCTGGGCCGCATTGCAGGAGTTGGAGGAGGCTGCAAAGCAGAGGATCAATAAGGATATTGCTGGTCAAGTCATGGGCCAGTACACCATCGGTAAGGGTTTCGATCCGGCCATCGAGCTGCCCTACTACTCCTACTATGACCGCTGGGACCTGGACAAGAATTCCGTAGAGGGCCAGCAGGGGCGCTTCGGCAAGCCCTTTGAGCTGTACGACCGGCTCTACTATGAGCCTAATCGCAGGACGGTGTACTGGCACGGGCCGCCCGCCAAAGCGCCCAAGAAAGGCAAGTAGTGTTCCCCGCCCTTACAGGCCGGAGCCAGCGCCAGTTGCCGGGGCCGCCGCAACCGTTTCCTCCCGCTCCCGCCGGTCAGCCGCTCGACACCAGCCCAGAAGCCGGGGACGCTCTGCTGCGGTATGGCATGATGCCCGCTTTCACTCTAGGTACGGCTGCGCTGGGTGGCCCTGCTATGATGACATTTAGGAATCTGGCTCCAGCGGCGCTGGAAGCCTTCCTTAGCCCCTTTGACAACCCCGATCCGAGAGTGATGCAAGGCGTGGTAAAGACACCTACAACCCCAGCTCTTGAGAAACTGGCTAAAGATCCAGCGCTGTTGAAGCAACTCTTTACCCAGAAGGTGGCGGAAGCGCAGCGCGGATTGCCAGAGGACGCGATGCTGAGAGTTCAGCGGGCTTATGGTGGTGGCGTTCTCAACCCTGCCGTTGAGCATACTGGCGATTTGACGCATCGTATCGCGGAAGCTCCTACTTGGGATACGGGCGGGCGTGAGTTTGTTGGCGAGAAGGTTGCCAACATGCTGCGGCGGCTGAAGAGCGAATACGGCTTTGGCAGAGAAGTGGAAGAAAATATCGCAAACAATGCGCGTTACTATAACGTGCCAGTTGATGAATATCGGCAGAAGGTGCAGGACGCTCTTGGCTCGTATGTAGCAGAGCACCAGCAGATTCCGGTATTCAACACCGCTCAACTGCTTGCGAATGACGCCGCCATCAAAATTGGTCAGGGCGATTATCGGGGCGCTCAAGGTGCGCTGCAAGGTCTGGAGCGCCGCCTGAATACGCTGACGCCTGAGCAGTGGACGAAGTGGGTTCATCAGGTGGACCCCGATTTGTTGGACATTGCGATGAGGCAGGCGCAACGTAAGGCTCTCCGCCAGTTGCCCCCGCCCCCCAAAAAATAATCCCGGCTCTCCTGGTTTATCTTTAACTGCCCCTCCCGCTGTAACTTTGGCCCCCTTTCCCGCCCGCGTTATCCCTGTTACAAAATGCCGACCTCGTTACCGCCTCTGCCCGACGAGATCCACGAGAACGCCGCCGACGCCGCGTCTCGGGGCAGCGCCGAACCTGACCTGACCTCCGCGTTCTCGGGCGGGCTCCCGCCAGCCCTGGAAGCGGTGCGCATGATCGAAACCGGGTACAAGATGCTCGCCATGTCCATGCCGAGCTTCGTCCCCGTGGCCGCGCAGGCGATCTCGCAACTGCGCATGATGATGAGCCCCCAAGGAGCCGATGCAGGCGGCCCGGAGATGGGTCCCACTGGTCCCGCGATCACTGGGATGACCCAGAACCCGATGACGCTTCCAGCGCCCCCGCAAGGAATGTAATGCAGACTTTTCAGGAACTCATGACGCAGGCGCTGGCCGAAGCCGGTTACTCCGACGAGGCAGTCACCGCCGCGCTGACCAAGATCTACGGCCACGAGAAACTGGGCCCCAAGCTGAACTCCCTTGTCAAAACGGCGACGGAGGACTACCAAGCCCAGCTCGGGCGCGTGAAGCAATACCAGGACTGGTATCCCAAGGCGCAGGCCGAATACGACCGCATGGCGCAGGAGTACAACGCCGCCATGCAGGAGCTGCAGGACTACCGCCAGCAGCACCAGAACGGGAACGGAGCCCAACAGCCCGCCTTCGACGCGAGCAAGTACGTGTCGAAGGACGATCTGATGGCGCTCCAGATGGACATGGGGCGGCGCTACGCCGGTGTCATCAAGGACACCGCCGAAATCACCGCCGAGCACGTCGCCCGCTTCAAGGAGAAACCGGACCTGGAGGCGATAGACCGCATCGCCAACGAGCAGCGGATTCCTCTGCGCGCGGCCTACAAGGAGTACATCGGGCCCCGCGTGCAGGAAGAGGAAAAGAAGGCCAACGAACAGTGGAAGAAGGACCAGCGGGACGAGATCGAGCGCGACCTCCGCTCCCGCTACAAGCTGCCGGTGGAGACTGCCCCGCCGGAGCAGTCGCACCTCTTCCGCAAGGCGGACCCGAAAGACGCCCCCAAGGACATGGACGCCGAGCTGCTGAATGCTTGGCGCTCCACGCCCGCCAAATCGTGAAGCCCCCTTGCTAGGCCGGGGGCGGAATAGAGGATAGAGATGCCTGATTCTCTCGATGCGATTAATGTAACGACTAGGCGGTATATCCGCACCAACCCCGGCTTGGTCGACAACATCTATAACCAAGACCCTCTCAACTATTACCTCCGCCAGAACCTGCGCGAGGACTTCACCGGCGGCTCCACCATCAACGAGGACTTCCTTTACGCCTCGCTGATTGGCGGCGGCTACGCTAAGGGGAAAACCTTCACCACCACGCAGCGCCAGACCGAGCAGCAGCTCCGCATGGACGTGAAGTACACCCAGGTCAGCGTGCCCCTCTACCAGGAGGACATCCAAGTCCTCAACAAAGGGGATTTGGCGGCGATCAAGCTGCTGAAGGCGCGCATCGACCAGGGCTACATGTCCCTGGGCGCGTTTGTCTCCATCGGCACCTACCTGAACGGGAGCGCCACCAACTACACGGCCAACGTGAACGGCCTCGCGGAGGCCATCAACGACGGCTCGGCGCAGTCCTGGGACGGGACCGCCTACGCCACCTACGGCACCCTGACCCGCGCCACATTCACGCCTTCCCTGTCCTCTGTGCCGGTCAACGTCAACGGCGGCTCCCTGGAGTACGACACCATCGACTCGGGCTACATGGACGCCTTCTACGGCTCCGGCAACTACGAGCCCAACATCATGGTCACCA